CGCTCTTGCTAGCACTATGGGCGAGATAGTGGTGTATGATATTATTAAGGATGGCGAGATAGAAGATGTCTATTAGCCTAACCTTAGAAAACGGTCTCGATATTTCGGTGGTGTTTCCTTCGCCACCAACTTTTTCTTTTTCCGCAGATAACGAAAAAGAATTCACCGCAGCAGTCGGAACCGTTGCGGATATGGTAAACGATTATGAGAAACTAAATAACTTGCCGTCAATTGAGGGCATTTTATTGAAGGGCGACCACACGCAGGAGCAGCTCGGCGTCAACGCGATTGGCAACGCGGCAATCCTCGCACTCTTCTAAGGAGGCATCATGGCAAACAACTATCTTGACTACGACGGTCTTGCGTTATATGACGAGAAGATCAAGCAGGTCATCGCCGGCAAGGTGGACAAGGACGGCGCGAAGGTTCTGTCCACCAACGACTACACAACCGCCGAGAAGAATAAGCTGGCTGGCATCACCGCAGGTGCGGAGCCGAACCAGAACGCATTCTCGACCGTCTCCGTGGCTGGTACCTCGCTCGCGGCCGACAGCAAGACCGACACGCTCACCATCACCGCTGGTGACAACGTGACCCTCACGCCCACGGCATCCAGCGACTCTTTCGTGATTGCCGCCACCGACACGACCTATCCCGAGGCCACGGCCACCAAGGGCGGCGTGCTCACTGACGCTCAGGCGGTCAAGCTCAACGGCATCGCCGCTGACGCGACCAAGAACTCCGCATCGACCACGACTCCGAAGATGGACGGCACGGCGGCGGTCGGTTCCGAGACCGCATATGCCAAGGGCGACCACGTGCATCCCACGGACACCAGTCGTCAGGAGAAGCTGGTCTCTGGTACCAACATCAAGACCGTTGGCGGTACCAGTCTGCTCGGCAGCGGGGACGTGAGCGTGGTTCGCGGCATTACATTCGGCGACCCGCATGATACCTATGTCGTTCCTGTCAGTGGCGCTACCGCGTACATCGACCTCGGCGATGGCCTTTCCGTTGACGACAGCAACCACAAGGTCACCATCAGCGCGGATATTCCCTCCGCTGGCTCGACAACGCCCGCGATGGACGGCACCGCAGCTGTTGGCACGTCTACCAGCTATGCCCGTGCAGACCATGTGCATCCCACCGACACCTCGCGTGCGCCGCTTGACTCTCCTACGTTCACGGGCACACCGAAGCTGAGCACCACGCCAAGCCCCGGCGATAACTCTAAAAACATCGCGTCCACAGCCTACGTGGACACTGCCATCACCAGCGCCATCAGCGGCATCCAAGGCATCAGCTACGAGGTCGTGCAGGCCCTTCCCGCCACGGGTCAGGCTGGCACCATCTACCTCATCTCCAACAGCGGCACCGCACCCAACATCTACGACGAGTACATCTGGACGGGCTCGGCCTTTGAGAAGATTGGCACGACCGACGTCGACCTCAGCGGCTACCAGCCCAAGATGGATGCCATCACCAACACGCAGATTAACAGCCTTTTTGCATAGGGGGTAACAAATGGCCTACCTAGACTTCGACGGGCTGTCCACCTACGACGGGCTAATCAAGGCCGAGATTAGCGGCAAGATTGACGTGGGCTCCCCAGCCGGCGGCATCCCGTACGGTCACGTGGATGCAACGAGCACAGCAAAAGTGTTCACGGCGACCGTTGACGGTCTGACCGAGCTGTACGACGGCGCATGCGTAATGCTTCGCAATGGTGTCGTCACCTCTGCGTCGGGATGGACGCTCAACGTGAACAACCTTGGGGCGCTGCCTGTCTACAGCAACATGGCCGTACAAACGCGAGAGACCACGCTGTTCAACACTAACTACACCATGCTGTTCGTCTACGACTCCGACCGAGTCGAGGGCGGCTGCTGGGTGCTCTATCGCGGCTACTACAGCGACGCAGACAAGCTGGCCTATCAGGTTCGCACGAACAACACCGTGCGCAACGTCAGCGACACGGCTCGCTACTACAAAATCTACTTCACCAGCGCGGACGACACGATGTGGGTGCCAGCTTCGGTCAACTCGACCAACAACGCATCCGCAGCACGCCCCGTCAACCAGCGCCCCATAGACCCGTTCGGGCCAATCGTCTATACGAGCGCCAACACGAGCTACGCCGCTGGCGATAACCTCGCGGCTGGCACGATGTGGCAGCAGTATAACCTGACGCTGGGCTACAGCTTTAACCGCACGGGTGCAGCGCTGACATTGACCCCAGAGCTCCCTGTGTATGTAAAATGTGCACCACAGGCGAACGGCAGCGCCATCATGGACGCGAATGAGCCAATCGTTCAGGCGCTCCCCGCGTCCAAGGACGGCAAGATTTATATCTACCTAGGACTCGCCAACAGCGCGACGGCAATGGAGCTACAGGTGTGGCACCCAATCTACTGGCACGACGGCACGGGCATCCGCATCTGGACGGGCGCGGAGCCTCCGACCTACACCCTGCCAGCGGCCACGACGGACACGCTCGGCGGCGTGAAGGTGGACGGCACGACCATCACCGCGAACGATGGCGTCATCAGCGCCGTTGGTGGCGGTGGCGGTGGAGTCTCCTACGCCACTCAGGCGGTGCGCATCCCCGCGAGCGCGTGGAGCGGCACGACGGCCACGGTCAACGCATCGGCGGCTACCGCGACCAACGATGTGATAGTCGCGCCCGCGCCCGAGAGCGTGAGCGCGTGGGCGTCCGCTGGCATCTACTGCTCCGCGCAGGGTGACGGCACGCTCACGTTCACGTGCACGACCGCTCCAACGGAAGCCGTCACGGCAAACGTGATGGCGTTCGATGGCGGCGAGACGATAGTGCCTAGCACGTACAGCGTGACCATCACGGCAACTAACCCAATGCATTCAGGGGATGCTCCTGCGATTGCCTGCAAGTTGTACGAGTCCGCTAGCGGCAGCTATGGCAGCGGCACTGATGCTGGGACATGGGCGCTCGGAACTCAGATTGGGCAGATGGGGCACACAGACTCTACTACCGTAGAAATCGGCAGAGAGATGTACGGAATCGTCGCCGTGTTCGGAAACGACCACTTCACATCGGTCAGTGATTCTGGAGTCACGTGCACAGGCGGCGTCTCTAACGGGGGAGCCATCAACGCGCGCGTTCTGCTCAAAGTGGACGGTGACGGCACGGCAACCATAGACGGCGTGGACTACGACTACTAGGAGCCATCATGATTTTCAATCCGACATTTGCTGGCTCTGGCGGCGGTGGGGGAACAACTGCGACCGTCTCGGTTATGTGGCCGCTCAGCCCGATGGCGCCGGGCGCGGTAGGGCCGACGTTCTACTATGTCGGCTCTGACGGCACGTATCACTCCTACCAATGCGAGGAGATGGACAGCCCCACGTCCCTGTCCGTGCTCGCGCCGTCCATCATCGCCGTCGAGGGCAGCATGTTGAACGCCAAAGGGAGCATCGACGTGTATACAACACCGAACAACCACTACAGGCTCGCCTTCGTCTACGGCGACGGCGAAATCTCTGCCGAGGCAGGTTAAGGACTCCACATGAGCACACGAAGCAAGATTGTGGCCTTTATATTTAAGGAGGTGGTCTAGCGTAACGAACCAGATTAGCAAGGCAAATAATACTAATTATATTTCTACCTAATTTGAAGGGAATTGTCATGGGAGAGAATGCTTTAGGTGGTGGCGGAATGGGTCCTGCGGATATGGCGGCTGTTATGAACAATGGTTATGGCGACGGCTGGGGCGGTAATTGCTGGTGGATTGTTATTCTGTTCCTCGCAATGATGTGGGGCGGTAACGGCTGGGGCAATAATGGCTTCCAGAATGCCATCGGCTACGAGAATCTTGCAACTTCCAACGAGGTTCAGCGCGGCTTCGATAACCAGAACAGCATGGCCAATGAGCGCGAGATTCTTGCCACTGTCAACCAGAACTCCCTCCAGGGTATGCAGAATGCAAATCAGAATACTCAGTATCTGATGGGCATGTTTAATGACAAGTATAATGAGCTTCAGCGTGATATTGCTGGTGTCGCTATGACACAGCAGGCAGCCATTGCAAACCAGAATGAGTGCTGCTGTTCCACCAAGATGCTCATCTCCGACCTTGCTTCTCAGGCTCGTTACGACTCGGCCATGCAGAACAACGCCGTCATTCAGGCGGTCCAGGCTGAGGGCAATGCCACCCGCGCAATGATTCAGCAGGATAAGATTGAGGCTCTGCAGCAGAAGATTAACGGCCTCGAGCTTCAGAATGCCATGAATGGTGTTGTTCGTTATCCGATGAGCACTGCTTATAACGCTGGCTACAACCCGTTCTGCAATTGCGGTAACGGCATGGGCTGCTGCGCGTAGTGTTATATTTTACACCTCCTTTAATGGACGGCATGCTGTCTACCATTAGGAGGTAAGAATGAACAGCATCGAGATTGCCAAGAAGTTGATCGAGGAGAACGACACTATTATCGAGGACTATCGTAGTCGCGAGACGGATTCTCGCAAGCGCATCGAGGAGCTCGAGGAGGAGATTCGCCGCCAGAATAAGGCGCTGAAGATTCTCGAGAGCAGCCTCGCGCGTGAGGAGGAGTGGCTCGCCGAGATTCAGAGCGATAAGAAGGAGTACCTCGTCGACAACTTGGCTCTTAAGATGCTCATCGCCGAGGGCGGTGGGCTTGACATGCTCGACTAAGACTGAGGTCGTGTGAGAGAAATCTTGCACGGCCTCTCTCTTTTTACACCTCCTTTAATGAGACGTATTGTCGAACTATTAAAGGAGGTAAAATGAACATCATTGAGGCCGCCAAGAAGAAGATGGAGGAGAACAACGAGCGTATTGGACTGCTCGTTATCCGCGAGAAGAGTCTGCGATACTGGATCAACGACCTTGAGAGCGACATCTGGCATAAGAAGAAGCCGGTTGACGAGCTCAAGGCTGAGCTCCAGGACGTCGCGAACTACCTCAAGGAGACTGAGGAGGAGAAGTTCGTCCTCCTCATCGACAACTTGGCTCTCGAGAGCTTCATCGCCGACTACGGTGGACTCGACTGACGTCCGATTGAGGTCGTGTGAGAGAAATCTTGCACGGCCTCTCTCTTTTTACACCTCCTTTAATGGGGAATAATCCCTAAGACAAAGGAGGTTTTTATGAACGATAACGAGCGTATTATCAACAATCTTGATGACGCCATCGCTAGCATGGGAGCATCCAGGACGAACCTTGAGTTGGTGCGTCGCAATATGATCGATGGGATCAAGAATCCCGGAGCTCGTATTGTGAGCTTCGACATTGACGTCATGGACGCCACCATACTGAGTATGATGGCTAACGAGCAGATGATGCGTACGCTGCTCGTTGAATATAAGGCCAGGCAGGATTAGGCTTTATATTCCCCAAAGAGTTAGGGTCTTTTACAGGCCCTTTCTCTTTTATATTTTACACGCCTTTTAATGGTAAGGGTTACCAAACGAAAGGAGTGCGAAATGACGAAGAAACTGTACCTGGTAGTACGGGAATTCGAACATGGCGGTGACTACGACCAGCATATCGTTACCGATACGATTAAGAAAGCGTTTTGGAATAAGGAAAAGGCTTGGAAGTATATGTATGACAGCTTTACTTCCGAGGACTGCAAAGATTCCGACGAGGTTCTTGCGTACGGGAAGGACGTAATGGTGCTTGTCAAGGCCTACAGCTATTGCAAGCGAATCACCTACTACATCGAGGAGGTTGAAGTCGAGTAAAACCGACGTAAGGATTAACCTCACCGACGGATGTTCTGAAAGCAATTTCAGGGCATCCGTTTTCTTTTTCGAAATCCAAAAATTCCCCAGGGGGTGATTTTGATGCCTGAATTGGAAACTGACCTTCAGGATATTTACGACGACCTTGAAGCTAAGAAAACCCAAGCCGAGAGCGCATTGGAGACGTTGCTAGAGTCTCAGAGTGTTATCGAGGGGAACTTAGCTGATATTTCCGAACAGTATGATTACTACGTCACCCTTGTGGAGAATCTCCAGGACTCTATAGCAAACCATACGGAGACGGGCGACGCTGATATTGTAGCAAGTCTTCAAGCATCCTTATCTGATGCGGAGACGCAGAAGGCCTCTCTCCTAACTCAGAAAGAGACCATGAAGGCTCAGATTGACGGATATTCTGACCAAATCGAGGAGCAGAAGAATCTAATCAGTCTGTATAATGCCTCTATGGCCGACATCTCCGAATCCATTCAAGATATTTTCCCGGAAGACGAGTCTGAGGACTACATCGTAGAGGATATTGAGATGGAAGACGAGGTCTATGAGGAAGAAGACGTTGAGGCTGAGGAGGAAATCGACGAAGACGAAGAGTATGTCGATCCTGATACCCTCGAAGTCGACGATGATTATCCCTTAGAGTACCCGGATGACGAGGATATTTAAATGCGAGTTGAAATTGACGAAGTACGCGCCACCAAGGCTCGGGATGTTCACAAGGTACGCTTTGAGGAGAAGTCCGACTATCTGAAAGCCAAGTGGATGCTAAGTCGAATCCCCATCACTTGGGCGGCTAACGACACCACCCGTACTTTATATTTCCTGGGGAAGAAGTTTATCGATTAGGAGGCCGTATGTCTCGAAGTCGAAAGAAGCATCCTCTGATTCAGGGATGCGGTGATAAGTCTCTTAAGAAGATTTACAATAGACGCTTTAGGCATCAAAACGACCTCGACTTCCCTTCCGGCAACGCCTATCGTAAAACTAACGACTCCTGGGAAATCTGCGACATTCTGTTTGGATATTTTCGTCATGAAGACATACCAAACGAAGAGCGCAAATATTGGTATGCTATGAAGTGATATTTTACACTCCTTTTAATGAAGGGTTAACGTTGAAAGGAGTATTTGATGGTTGACACAACATGGGTGCATAGATGCAAAGAAATGGTTCGTCTTTCGTTCGAATACATGAACGGCATGTATGAGGCTATGATGACTGAGATCATGTATTTTGATCCTGAGTTTGAAGGCCAAAGCACGTTGATGAATTACGTAGACAACTATCTCGAGGCATATAGGGATTGGACTCGATGGAAGTATCAACTAATTGACGAGTATAAAAGGCTAAGGATTTAACCCTACTATCCCAAGGGGCACACGTCCTTTGGGTTTTATATTTTACACTCCTTTTAATGAGGCAATAATGCCGGATGAGAGGAGCTGAAAATGGCAAAGTTCGAACTGGAACTGTCCGTACGCGAGAAGAGGCGTCTCATGACAATACTTGCTTTGCTTCGTTCGGAGTACAAGCAGTCTCTCAGCGCTGCAGAGCGCGGAGAGGTTGACTTCGAATCCGACGAGCTGAAGGAGGTTCTCGTCACGAGGACGAACGGCGCGGTGGAGATTTTGAATCACGTTCTTGGCCAGCTGAACAAGCAGAATCCGAAGTAAGTCTCAAGGAGAAGGCGCACATGCGCTTTCTCTTTTATATTTTTCGAAAGGAGGTGAAAGCCTATGTATCTAGCTCATCATGGCATTAAAGGTCAGAAGTGGGGTGTGAGGCGATATCAAAACGCTGATGGTAGTTTAACACCTGAAGGACGAGAACGTTATGGATATTCTCGTAATATTCGACGAAACAGGCCTTATACGGACGACATTAACGACATAGTTCGGACTCTTTCTAAAAAAGAAAGAAATTTTCTTGGTGCTGAAGAGGGAAAAGACTGGATAGAAAAAGAGCACGAAAACGAAACTTTGCTTAATAAGGCAAATTCTTTTGTAATTAAGCAAGGAAACACGCCAGTTTCATTTGTAGAAATATGGACAAATGGCGGAAAAACTGGTCAGATAGCCTTAGCAACTCGCAATGACCCAAAATACCGTGGTAAGGGCTATGCTTCAAAAAATGTAAAGGCTGCGATTGACTGGGTTGATAGGTACGGAAGTAAATCCATCGACGAACTCGAATGGATTGCTGACAGAAACAACACCGCTTCTATTAATCTAGGCAAGAAGTATGGTTTTGTCGAAGACGACCCAAACAAGCACGGACACAATTGGAAGGATGACTGGTCTGAAGAATACGCAATGATGTATAGGCCAGTTAAAAAGAAAAATTAATTATATTTAGGAGCTGATAATAGTGCTTATTCTTACTAATGATACTAGCTTAACGCTTGGGCCTAATCAGTCTGTAACCTTCAACTTAGAAATCCTGCATACGGGTTGCGCAGAGTGTCATCGCATTGGTTCTGGTGCTGTAACTCTTCGCATGGAGCAGGCAATCTATGATATTTTCTTTAAGGCGAATATTGGCTCGACGACGGCAGCAACTGCAGCGCAGCTTACCATGTTTCTGAATGGTTCGCCCATGACGGAGACTACTATGGTGAGCACCACTACTACCGTCGGAGATGTGAATAACGTAGCGTGTGAGACTGGGGTGCGTACGTGCTGCTGGGGTCCCGAGACGCTTACTATTGTGAATAACGGCGAAACGACGGTTGTGGTGGAGCAACCTTTGTTAAAGATTAAGAGGGTTGCTTAAGTATGACTGTTAGTATTCCCGTTGGTTTAGTAGTTCAAACCGTGTTAACTGGTGTGGTAGGGTGGCTAGTCAAGCTTGTATTAGATACGCTTAAGAATTATAGCGATGAAAGCAAAGCTTGGCGTAAGAAGATGGACGATAAGGTTGATGGGATTGGTGATGCAACCCAAGCAACCATGCGAACCACCATTCTACACTATTGCGAAAAGTATATTACTCGTGATTGGATTACGTCTGAGGAACTCTCATCGCTTCTTGACATGCATAAGAAGTATACTGTTATAAATCCTAAGAACGGTTTTATCGACGCGTATGTTGAACGTGTCAAACAGCTTCAAATTCGTGAGATTTAGTAATTTATTTTTACACACCTCTTAATGAAGGGTTAGTAATAACAGACCATTAGGAGGTCATCATGAGCAAGGCAATGATCGTTCACGAGATCCAGGTTCTCGAGGCCCGTCTGCATCAGGCGATGCGACTGGACCGTTGGGACCTCTGGACTTGGGAAAACGAACAGAGGCTAAGTGAATTGAAGGCTGAGTTGAAGAGGTTTGAAATTAAGTAACTCAGCAGGCCATTGGCCCGGCGCGTTTTGCCGGGTCTTTGGTTTTTTATTTTTTCAAAAATAGAGAAAGGATTGCTATGGGTAAACCAATGCGACAAGTTTTAGATGATATTTCTCGTGCGTATAAAAGCGTCGAGGATTGTATGGACGAAAGTCGAGAACGTAGTTTAGTCCTTACAAAACTCGATGAAGCTCGATTATGGGCTATAGAGTATTGTGTTGCTATTCCCGAAAAGGAGACTGACAATGTCCAATAAAACGTATGATATTCTGAAATGGGTGGCTCAAATTGTTTTACCTGCTCTTGGCACTCTTTATTTTGCTCTTGCTGGAATTTGGGGTTTTCCTTATGGCGAGCAAATTGTTGGTACTCTCGTGGCTGTGGATACTTTCCTTGGTGCTCTGCTGAAGATTAGCTCTGATGGATATTCTGGTGATGGCGAGCTTATTGTTGATAGCAGCGACCCGCTCAAGGATGTTTACAGCATCTCCATTCCTAACTACCCGGAGCTCCTAGCAACCAAAGACAAGGTTATTCTTTCTGTTAAGCGTCCGGCACACATGAAGGATATTTCGGAGGGGTAAATTGTCCTATCTAGAGACCCTTGAGACACGCGAGCTTCTTCTCCTGTCTAGCAGTCTTCTTTCTCAGTATAATACCACTCGTATGAATTTTGAGAATAAGGCTAAACATTACGGTAGGCAGGCGATCACAAATAACTACCACAAGGAAGCAGATCTTATCGCGTTACTAGAGGAGTGCGAGCGACTGAAGAGGCAATACAATCAAATTACTGATATTCTGACCGAGCGCGGTACAAGGAATCCTTGCGTTGGCTGGAATCGCAGTAATGACGATGACTTGTTTGTTGCTAAGGAAGTTTTACACGCCACTTAATGGCAGTATAACCTAAGAGAAAGGTGTTACTATGAAGCTGCCTTGGAAGAAGGAAGATCCGCTGGAGAAGGAGAAGGAGCGACTTGCTCAGGAGTGGATGGCTGAGGAGGACGAATACGAGCGTCAGAAGCTGATTGCGCAATATCTTGAGCTCGACAACCACCAGTTGGAAGCCGTTAAGGCCAAAGCTGGTGGCAAAATCGATGCGAAGACGTTGTTCAACGGAGGGCTGACGATCGGCTTGGCTCTTCTGACCCTCAACTTCGAGCGATTCGATATCATACGCTCGAAGGCGGCCAACTTCTGGTTGCGTCGTAGGGATTAACTCAAAGGTTTAGGCCGAAAGGGGATGTGCGGAAGAA